ACCGAAGAGCGTGTTGTACACGACCTTCAGCTTCTCCGGATCGTGCCGGTTGTCGAGGAACTCTGTCACGATCTTCTCCCATGGCGTCCACGGTGAGCTGAAGGCGTTCAGCCAGAACGACCGGATCCCTGACCGCTTCACCGCGTCAGGGTTCTCTGCGATCCACTTGGCGGGCTGCCTGCGCATGGTGTCCTCCGGAACGAGGCAGCCGCAGTGCGGACACGCCCACGTGATCGGCCCGGTGACCGTGTAGATCTTCTTGCCGCGCTGCTTCTTCGTCTCAAAGTCGAAGTGGATGCGGTCGAAAATGATCTCGCCGTACTCGCCGCACTCAGGGCACTGGTGACACCAGCGTTCCTGCGTGCCTTGGTAGTAGCTCGTCTCGATGTTCGACGCGCCTTTGACCGTCGGCGTCGATACTTCGACGGCCTTCTTGTTGTAGAAGGTCGCCTGCCTTGCCTGCGCCAGCTTCCACGGGTCGCCCTCAGTTCCGGCGCTCACCGCCCAGCGGTCTCGCTCGTCGCCGATGATGTAGCGCGCAGGTGTCGACGCCAGCGCGGAGGCGCTGTTGGATCCCGTGATCGTGAGCATGCCACCGGGGAAGGACTTCTGCAGGATCGTGTTCCCGGAGTCCTTTGCCTTGACGTCGGCGACCTTTGAGTGCAGCCGTCCGCAGTCCCTGATCATCGGAGATACACGCAGCCGTGAGAACTTCCTCGCGTCCTCGAGCGTCGGGTGCACGTATAGGATCGAGCCGGGGTCTTGGTCGATGATATAAGCGATAATATTAAGCTCCAGCTCGGACTTGCCGACCTGTGACGCTGCGACCATGACCAGCCGCTCGACCTTCGGATCCGTGAAGGCTTTCATCGGTTCCTCGAGGTATGGCGTCCGGCTCGTGCGCCACGGCCCCGCCTCCGCTGAGTTCTCGGGTGACAAGCGGCGATATTTGTCAGCCCACTCTGCGACCGTTAGATCTTCCGGCGGCTTAAACTGCCGGATGGCGGGAGCTATAGCCTTATTGAGCTTGCGGGCGGCCTGTTTACTCGTCCCCGTCTTCATCAGAGAGGGCGGCGAAGCCCTGACGATCCTTGACCCGCCGCCGGTATTCTTCCGGATCGTAACTATAACCCGCGAGCTCATTAAGGATCTTGTGACATTCCGCGAGTATTAAGGCAGAGGCCTCGCTCGCGTTCTTTGCCTCTGCGACGTCCACTGCGAGACGTCCGGGCATTGCGAGGATCGCGCTCCGGATCTTATAGACGAGGTCTTCCGTCATGGCTTCCACGTCCTCGCTCCGGTGCATTTTTCCCTCCAGTTCCTTGAGCTGCATTTCTGCGATTTTCTCTTTGGACTGTTTGATGTTCGCCTCAGCTCTCAGCTTGTCGAACTCGGCAACGGAGTACTTCTCGTCCTTGCCTGCGCTCGCCAGTCTGTCGTTGAGGTATTTGATATATGCCTGAATAGTCGGCAGCAGGTCGAACTTGTACGGACGCTTCCCAGCCACCGGCAGGATGCCGTCCTTCGCGAGCTGCTGCACACGGCGCTCACCGATGCCGAAGAGCTTGGCGATCACTGGCGTTTCTTGTAGATTCTGTTTCGTTTCAGCCATTGCCGCCTCCTTCAGTTTTTCCGGCAGGCCGTTTCGTTTGAGCCGTACTTTTGCCGGTTCCGGTGTTCACATCAAAAAAGCGCTCATTCCTTTGAATTTTCGCCGTTTGCGGTGCGTCCTTCGGTCGCCCCTCGGTCGTGCCTCGGTCGACCAAACGAAACGAAACGCCCGAAAAAAGTTTTTCCGAGTCTGGCGAGATTTTGGGCTCGCCAGCACCGCAGGGCTTTTGAGCCGCTGACAGTACCTTCGCCCCGCACAAAAATTTTTTCGAGAGGGGTGGGAAGGCTTGAAAAATAAAGGTTTCGCGCTTGTGCTTGTAGTTTTTTCAAAATTTCGGCGCAAACAATTAGATCGTTCGCGCTTGCTTACTTCATTATCTGAGCCACGTGATGCTCGAAACGCTGGCCCAGCTTCTCAGCCACCAGCTGCTCGATTGTTTCCTGTGCTCGTCCGCTGATCATCTGCGGCACCGACAGGGTGCGCACTGCTTCGATCGGCATGCGACCGCTGTCACCTTTGCGCTGGAACGGCAGCGTGCTGCCGCCGTTGCCTGAAGCAATGAACGTGCCCGGCCCGAGTGAAACGCGGCTGCCTTTGATGATCGTCGCTTTGACGTTGTACTTCTTCGGCGGTCTTACGATCGCGACGTCGCCGCCGCTCGCAGTGTTGACCGCTTGGCCCGGCACGCGGATCCCTCGGCTCTGCTGCCCCGCCGGTCTGGCCTTGGGGGACTGGTTAAAATGTGAGGGGGTGAGGGTGCGTCCTTTATATTCGAGGGTGGCCCCGTCTACTGAAACGCCGCTCACCTTGATCGAGGTGCTGCCCCGCTTCACGCGCGGCCCTGCTTCCTTGATCGCTCCGCCGTCCACGCCGTACCACTGCCGGATCCCTTTGCTGACCCACGCAGGCGCTCGGCTCGTGAAGTCCGACACGGTGCGCTTGATCGCGGTCTCGCCGCCGGTCTCCAGCTTCTGGAGCTGGCGCAGCAGTTTGTCTGCGTTCTTTAGCGCGACGTTGAAGCCGCCGCTCGTGTGTCTTGCCGCACCTGTGAAGAATAGATTGCTCGCCACCGCGCCGCCTCCTTCCGCTGAGCTGCCCGGCACGAAAAGATAAGCCTTGTTGATTTTACGAGCAGCATACAAAAACGCCCGGCTGCTTCTTCGCTTGCCGTGCGTTCGTGGTTGTTCGTCGGTCGTCCGTTGGTCGCCCCTCGGTCGTTTCCGACAGTTTACACTATAGACCGCGGTCGTTGTCGCTTTCAACCGCATTTACTCCTTTTTACTCCCGTTTACTCTCATTTTGTCCCGCCACACTTGACTGTGGCGCGTTTTTTCACGCTCGGTCGATATATTTATCCTTAAATGAAAAAATCCCGCCAGAGCGCAAAATAAAGGCTCGTGGCGGGTTTTGCCTCTTTTATGCCGAGGCGGGCGGTGTTTTCGGCGTAAATATGGCCGCGAGGTGCTGCAGAGCGTCTCCATGGATCCGGAACGTCCTCTTCATGTATCGCTCCGCGTTGTCGTCGTAGTCGTCCTTATTGCCGAAGAGGGAGAAGGCGACGTCCTGCCAGTTCTGCGTGTCGAGATACTTCATCTCGATCACGGCCTGCTCGTCCGGATCATCCAGAGCGCTGGCAATCTCTTCGAGCTCTTTGCGCAGAACTTTTTCCTGCAGCACGAGCCGGTCGATTTTCTGCTCGAGGTCGTCCTTCTTCTCAACGTACCGCTCCGCCTTTGATGTCCGGTCAGAGCTGCCGCGCGGCATGCCTGAGTAGTCGGCACCCGGCAGCGAGTCTATGGTGTCCATGAGGTTCTCCAGCCGCGTTATCAGGTGGTCGATCCGGCGCTGCAGGTCTCCGTAGCTTTTGAGCTTTGTTTTAATTGCGCCGGTGTCCTCCCTTGGCTGAGTCTTTGATTCCTGCATGGTGTCCTCCTTAGTTATTCCGTTAATAGTATGCTGTATTCTTCCCGCTTCACCTCGTGCCCGTCGCGGATCAGCTTCACGTTCCGGCTGCCGGTCGTCCTGACGTACCTCTTCACGATCACGTCCGTATACTTCGGATCGAGTTCTGCGAGGTATGCCTTCCGGCCGCTGGCTTCCGCTGCGATCATCGTCGTGCCGGATCCTGCGAAGGTGTCGAGCACTATGTCGCCGGGCTTGGTGTTGTTCCGGATCAGATATTCAAATAGAGCGACAGGCTTCATTGTCGGGTGCTCTTTATTGACCGTTGGCCGGTCAAAGTCGAGGACGGTGGTCTGGCTTCGGTCGTTCTCCCATGTATGAGCTGCGCCGTCCTTCCATCCGTAAAGGCACGGCTCATGCTTCCACTGGTAGTCCTGACGGCCGAACACCATGCTGTTCTTGTTCCAGATCAGTGTCTGCCTGACCTCCCAGTCGTTGTTCCTGCAGGCCGTTTCTACCGGGAGGACTTCCCACGACGCGTACCAGATATAGAAGGCTGCGCCCGGGTGCATGAAGTCGTTGGCGATCCGGAAGGCGTCCTCGAGGAACTTCCGGAAGCTGTCGCTGTCCATGCTGTCGTTTTTAATGGTCAGCGCGTCCTTTGACTTTCCCACATATGATACATTGTACGGCGGGTCTGTAAGTAACAGGTTCGCGCGTACCCCCCCCCAGAAGGTTTTCGACATCTGCTCTGCAGGTCGCGTCTCCGCAGATCAGGCGGTGGCCGTCGAGCACCCAGAGATCCCCGCTCATGCTCACGGGTTCCTCGTCGTCAGCCTCTGGCACCTCGTCCGGATCTGCGAGGTCGTCCTCATCGAGACTGTCCTCCAGTGCTGCCACGAGTGCTGCGGCTTCGTCCTCGGTATATCCGGAGAGCAGAATCGGCACGTAGTCGAGCTCTATGTCCTCGAAGATGTCGACCAGCTTCGCCTGATCCAGTTCGGCCAGCTCCGCGATGCGGTTGTCCGCCACGAGGTCGGCGTACTCTTCGCCCTCGCTCGTGTAGTTCTGATAGTCGACCGGCACTCGCTTCCATCCAGCGTGCTTGGCTGCCATGAGTCTCCCGTGTCCTTTCACGACGTAGCCGGAGGCCGTGCTGACTGTGATCGGTTGCCTCCATCCTGTGGCTCTTATGATCTCGGCCAGCAGCTCGATCTGATCGTCCGGGTGCTGGTTCGGGTTCTTCGGGTTCGGCAGCAGCTTCTCGACGTCCACGATCTCGTCGTGGGCGCAGTACACCGGCACGGTGTCCGCTATTGCCTTATAGTCTGCGTCTGTTCTGTAGTCCATTAGCTGTTCCTCTCTTTCGTGCTTCCAGCGCTGAGCCGCTTCACGATTTCCTTCTCACGTAAAGATAACTCCCACCTGTGCGCTGCCGCTCTCTCCGCTGCCGCTCTCTCCGCTGCCGCTCTCTCCGCTGCCGCTCTCTCCGCTGCCGCTCGTTCGCTGAGTAGATAGCCCTTTCCGTATATGGCTTTGCCGTATTCCTTCTGGGCGTCTAATGCTGATATAGGGAAGGACTCCGCTGTGCTGACTCGGAAGTCGATCCCGTAGTGACTCCACTTCTGCACGATCGCGCTCGTGATAATCTCGTCCGGGTAGCTGTACTTCGGCAGCTCCGCCTTCATCTGGCGCAGGTTCTCGTCGTTAGCCTTCCTGACCGTGTCGTATAAGGTCGGGGCCGTTCGTACACGCCAGAACCCCCCCTCGAGGGATGTCAGGAAGCTGGTCGAGACGTTTGCGCCGTTCTCGTAGGTGATCGCGACTCCGGTCGGGATCGCGCAGCCTGCCGAGCTCGATGCGCTGCTGAATAGCGTGAGCGCCGGAGCGAACAGGAAGAAGTCGATCTCGTGCTCTTGGTACCAGCGCAGGATCTCCGACAGGATGCTGAACGGCGGGTTGTCTACTACGACCGCGTCCGGCTTGTAGTTGTACGCCTGATAGTCTCCGCCCGGATAGAATGGCCTCACGAAGCGGCTCCGGTCGATTCCGTATTCCTTGGCCACCCAGTCAGCGACCGCCTCGTATACCATGTCCGGAGTGTAACAGTCGTCTGTCGTCCGCTTTGTCTCGAACTTTTCGACGAAGGCCTGATACTCTTCGTCCTCTTCATCGAGATCGCCGTTGTCATACCGTTCCCGGACTTCAAACCAGTCTGGGTCTCCCTCTTCATCCTCCAGCGCGGAGGCGAGGGCAGCGGTGAGGGCGTCGGCCTCTTCATCGGTATATCCGGACAGCTCGACCGGGACGATCTCCGCGTCGATGTCTGCGAAGAGCTCCGCGAGTTTCCTCTGGTCGATCTCCGCCAGCTCGGCTATCCTGTTGTCAGCGATCAGATCGGCGTACTCTTCGGACTCGTTCGCGTAGTTCTGATAGTCGACTGGTGCTTCGGTCATGCCTGCGAGGGTGGCCGCTGCGAGCCTGCCGTGGCCTTTCACGACGTACCCGGAGAGGGTGCTGACTGTGATCGGCTGCCTCCACCCGGTCTGCCGGATTATTCTGCCGAGCAGCTCCAGCTGATCCTCTGGGTGGTGGTTCGGGTTCTTCGGGTTCGGCTTCAGGTCGGCCAGCTTCACGATCTTGTCGTGAGAGCAGAACACGGGCACGCCTCCGGCTGTCGCTTTCGGTTCTGCGCTTGTTGTGTAGTTCATAAAGTCACCTCTTCAGTCTTCTGCAGGCACCGCGTCTCGACGTATGAACGACGACCGACGTCTACCAGCAGCCACCCGTCCATTATGTACCACGAGTGCCCGTGCAGCTTGTCCATAATCGTGTCTTTCACTTTCTCGAACGTGTGCGGGCCTGCGATTTTGACGGTGCGACCCCATACGTCGAGGACTTCCTGCTGCGCAGAGTTGAAGATATATAACGCCCCGGTTCTTTTCTGTTCCTTCATGACTTGCCTCCGTTGATCTTCTCTTCCAGCTGACGCCTGACCGCTTCACGGACGCGTTCCTGCAGGTGCTCGTCGCTCTCGCCCTTGTGGCGGGAGAGGTTATACTTCCCGGCGATCTCGTCCAGCTTCGCGCCGGTGGCCGGTTTCGGCGTCATGATCAAGTTCTTGTTGTAGACCTTGCCGGTCTTGGCTGCTGTTCTCAGGATCCTGCTCTCGTAGCTGTGGTTGCCTTCGCCCGGCTGCCGGATCACTCCAAAGACGGGGCCGACCGAGTTCAGCGTCATGCCGTGCATGGCCTGCTTCAGTGTGCGGGCGGTGTATATCCTCGTGGCCGCCCTCTGCATGCGTCGGATCATCCGGACAGCGATCAGGCACACGAGCAGCGTCACGATGCACGCTGCCGGGATCCATAAGAAGCCGGATCCGATCACCGCCCAGCTCAGGGCAGGGAAGAGGCCGAGCGCCTTGGCTGCGAGTAGTATGAGCCAGACGATCAGCCCGATCATGATCTCCGCCATGTATGCGCCGATTAGGCTTGGTTTATCCTTCATTGTCCGCCTCCTTGTCGTAGAACGTGAACTCGACCCACATTTTCTTCTTGTTGTGATCGGTCGCGCTGCCGGTTATGTGGCAGTCGTCTGCGATGATCTTCTCGACTATGGCTGCCCGGATCGAGTCGCTGAGAACGGCGCGTCCTTCGGTGCGTTCTTTCTCGTCCTGAGCTTTTACGAAGTTGACCAGATCGTTCTGCTGGTCTGCGTTCAATCTCTCGTAGAATCCCATTCTTGCTTTCCTCCTTGCTTCTCCTTGCAGGTACGGCGTGACTATTAGGTTTATCTTCGGCGGTGGCATGTAGCTGAGCCACCGCTTCAGAAGCGCGCGGTCATGCCGTCCGTATTTGTGGCGATACTTACAGCGGAGCAGTCGGATCTTCATGGCTCCACCTCCGGGTTCGGTTTTCTGGAACTTTCATTGGCGAGATATAGCTCATAGTGCATATCTGTGATGCCTGTCAGCCGGTCGTTAATTGCTTTATAGGCGGCAGCGGCTGCTTTTAGATTGTAGGCAAGCCGCTCCAGCTCTTCGACGAGTTCCATCAATTTTGTCTCGACTTCTTTGTTTGAGTAAAATCCTGCGCCAGTCCCCTTTGCGCACATGCGCAGTTGCTTACAGATATTGTTGATCGTCATGTCTTCGCTTTCTCTGCTTTTCATGGTTCTACCTCTTCATCCTTCCGGCCGACTATGACCGGCTGCCTCATTATGATCTGGAGAAGATGCCAGTGTTCTTGCCTGTGCAGCTTCTTGGCTTCCTCGCTCCGGTGCGTGTTCCGCTTGCAGCTCTGATCGAGGTCGACGACCAGCTTCTCCTTGTCGATTAGCGGGCCGTGCGTTTCTGGGAAGGCTTGGAGAGGGCAGTCGGCATGCCGTCCTCTGTAGACCACCGCCGGTTCCGATCCTTGTCCTGCTCCGAGCGTGCAGCCGTATCTGAGCTTCCCACTGAAGGCGAAGCAGTCACGGCAGCGCTCCGGCAGCTGTTTTGTTGTGATAAGTACAGGCATTAATCCACCTCCATGTCGTCCTCTTCGATTCCGCAACCCGCAGCCGCCCATTTGTCCAGCGCGAGCGATAGATTGAGCAGCGATATCTTCAGCGCGTTCTTATACGCCTTGCGCAGTGTTGCTTTGTGCGCCTCTGGCGTGTATTTGTCCGCATAGAGCTTCTCGTGCTTTCTTGCGTCCTTAACTTCCTTCAGCTGCTCGAAGACGTCCAGCGTCTCCTTTGTGTAGTTGTAGTGCCTCACCGCTTCAGTCCTCCCTCCATAGATCTGTGCCGACCATGTCTTCCATTTCGTCGGCCGTGAAGCCTTTGATGATCTGGCAGACGTACTCGGCCAGCTCGTCCGGGTTTTCGATGCCCTCGCGGGCGAGGAAGTCCGCGACCTCCGGATAGCAGCGGGAGTACATCTTGCTGCGCTCTTCGATGATGCCGGCCTCAAAGCCGCGCTTGTAGTCTTTGCTCTTGTCTTTCGTGAACACGGCCGCCTCCTTATCCCTTCGCGGCTTTACAGCAGGCATTGGTGGTGTCTTGCTCGCAGGGATCGACCCGTGCTTTATTGCCTGCAGTCGTTTCCGGACTCTCATGTTGTGGATCCTTATTGCAGCCCAGAACATTGAGGTCGTGAAGATCGCGGCCCCGATAAATATCACGAGGACTTCCTGCAGTTCTGTTAGTGTCATGGTGTACCTCCTTGTCCCTCTTCATCGGCAGACGCAGGAACCGGTCTTCGTGGCTTGTATCTGTCGATCTTAGTCTCGCATATAGGGCAGCGCTTCCAACGCCTTCGCTCGTCGTCTCTGAGTGAGTACAGTGGCAGGGTAAAGAACGCTCTGCATTTAGGGCACCTGACTCTCGCCCTGCCGGCGCTTATGTGCACGTCAATCCATGTCATGGTTTGCCTCCTTGTTTCTCTTCATCCTCGGTCATTTTTAGCATCAGGTGTTCCTGCAGCTTGCTCAGGTGTTCAATGGTTTGCTCGATGCTTCTTGTCGTCCACCTGAGATCCAGATTGCGGAAGGCCTCGAACTCGTCCAGCACTTTGTCGATGTCGTCGTCCCTCCAGAGCTTGAAGCGTTGTTGCAGCTTCTCGTAGTCTTCCAGCTTCTCGATGTTCTCGTCGACTCGCCGCTTCATGTAGTCGCGGCGCAGCTGGGCCGCTTCTGTGCCGTACTTCACGCCGCGATCGTATTCCGCCTGAAGTTCTTCGGCTGACGGCTGGTGCTGCAGGATCGCCCGTGTGACCGATGCGAAGAAGCCGCGCGTGATTTTCTTGTCGGTCTTGTCTTCGAGTGCCAGCGGTTTGCGCTTGTACTTGGCCACGCCATCCTCGCTTACAATCAACAGTCCCCAGTTCTTCGGGATCACGTCCACGAGCGGTTCTGCGACTCCCTTCGGGCAGGCGAGCGTGTAGTAGTCGATCTTGTCGAAGAAGGCGACGTGCTTGTCTGGATCCTCCAGCTCACGCCGCAGGTCTGCTGTGCTGACCTTGATCTCGATCCCGTCGATGCGGAAGCCGTTGCTGTGGTAGCAGTCGATCACGATCATGTCGATGCGCCTCCGGGCTCCGCCGGTTGTCAGACCGACCTCTTCTGCGATCGCATAGCGCCTGCTGTCCTCGAAGCGCTTCCTGACCGCGTTCCTGACCTCGCCCGCGTTCATGGCTTCCTCCTTGTGGCCTTCTCCATTCTTTTGAGGGCCTTGTAGTTCTTGGATCTGCGCTTTGCGCGGTTGCCGTCCGGGTGCGGTGTGTTCTTCTTGCCGTATCTGGTGACGTATCCGGCATTGATCGCGCACTCGGTGCACATAAGCTCGATGCCCTGCGTCAGCTGCAGCTTGTCGATTGCGGGCATTTTGTAGCACTCAGATCCGCAGACCGGGCACTTTACCAGCTGCCAGTCCGGGTGGTTGTCGCCGACGTCTTTGAATTTCCGCTTCAGGTATAGCAGCGCGATCCCGCCCTTGTCGGCGGTCTTCCTTGGCGTGATCGCCGGAGGCTGCTCTTCCGGATCCTCTTCAGCTTCCTGCTGCACTTCGATGACTGTGACCTTCTCGGGCGGCAGGGCGAATACCATGTCAGTGCACTGCTTCTCAGCCTTCCAGTCTGCCACGAACGCCTCGTAGGTGTCGTGCATTTCGAGGCCAGCCTCGGTCAGGCTCTGCCAGATCGTGTCCATGATCGCCTCGTCGTCGTTCTTGCTCCATGCGTATAGGTGCCAGTTGTCCGGATCGTAGGCCCACTGTGAGAGATAGACGAGCTTGTCGTCTATTGGCCAGCCGGTGCCGGTCACTTTTGCGAATACAATCTTCGGTTTGCTCATGTTGTTGCTCCTTTTATCGTTTGCGTTTGCTTTTGATCGCGTGCTCCACTCTGGCACTCCGGCTCGCATATATGTCCATGATGGCCTTGTGGTAGCACTCCGGGCAGAGCAGCTGCGTGCTCCGCCCGGTGTTGAACTCCTCCATCCAGCGTCGCTCGCAGGTCTTCCCGCAGTTCGAGCAGGTCACCTCTTCATGGATCGCCGGGTTGTATAGGATCATGGTGTCAGCGCCTCCTGAATTTGTCCGGGGCGCTGCAGTTTCCCCAGTGCGGTTCCCATGCCGTCTCGCTGAGCTCGCTCGGTTCGCTCACCTTGTCGCACGGGATCAGCTTCCCGTATTTGTCGAGCGCTTTGAACTTGCTCTTCGGGTTCGGCACGATCGTGATCGGGTAGGCCTCGCATGGCATGGACTTCCCGGACGCCGTCTTCTTCCAGACGATCGGTGCGCCGCAGCTGCGGCATGTAGTTGCTTGTGGCTGCATATCATTCCTCCAATTTCTGCCGAGCCAGTGTCTCAGCCTGCGGCTCGGGCCGTTGTAGATCAGCTGCTTGTGTACCCAGTAGAGCGGGTTCCACTTGCAACGCCAGCAGGCCGCGCAGTATGGCGTCCCCCGGTGCCTGCAGGTGTCGCACTCCGTAATCACGTTGTAGCTGTTTATTTTCGGCGAGTAGACCATGTAGGCCGCCCCGCCGATGATCACCAGAAACGGTAGCGAGAACAGTGCCAGCGCTCCGGTCGCGATGATCTTGTCTATTATTTCCATCGGTTCTCCTTCCGGGGATCTTGTCCCTCTTCATTGGTTTTTCTTCTTGCTGTCCCTCTGCAGCTGTCCGATCTTGGTGGTGAGCTTGGCGACCTGCAGAGCTGCCGCCGTGATCTCCGGATCCTCCGACCTGAGCCCGCTCTGGTTCAGCCTCGCGTGTTCCGCTCTTGTGATCAGGGCGAGGTTGCTGAGGTCGAAGTTCTCGCGGTTCCCGTCGAGGAAGGTGACGAACATGCCCTCGGGCACCGGCCCGTGTTCCTGCTCCCAGATGAGGCGCTGCTTCTGTTTCCAGTTGACGTTCTTCTTCGCGTTGATCTGGTCGTCCACCTTCACCCAGATGTAGCCGTCGGAGAGCTTCTTCTCGGTGCCGATCGGCAGGTACTGCTTCGGCCGGTTGCCTTTGCTGTACATGGTCGGCTTGCATTTCTTGTACTGCTCCGGCGTCATTTTCCGGCCCTTGTTCCATGGCCGGGATCCTTTGCCTCCGGGAGGGAAGCGCCCGTCGAGCCCGTTGGTGAAGCCGTGGTTCTTCATGCACGCCACGATGCTGTTGTAGCTGCGCGGCCTTTCAGGGAAACGCCGGTTATATTCCGCGTGGATCTCCTTGCGGCTGTGCCCGGGCGTATATTCCTTCAGGAAGGCCAGCTCTTCGTCTCGGTACCACTTCGGATCGCGTTCCTCTGGTTTCAGCCTGTGGCCGTACCATCGGTGCGTCCCCGTCCGGATCTTCCGGTTCTTCATGGCTGCGACCATGTTGTCAAAGGTGTGCGTGTGATCCGGGAAGCGTCTGCCGAGTTCCTCGTAGACTTCAAGCCGCGAGTGTCCGGGTGCGAACTCCTTCAAGAAGGTGACCTCTTCGTCCGACCATACTCTTCGGCCATCTTTCATTTACTCGGCACCCCCCCGCAGACCGTCCGAAAACGTGCATTTTTCAACGCTTTGGCGGTCCTGATGAATAGTTTTTCAAACGAAATAGCACGTCGTTTTGCTATTTCGTTTCAGAAATAACCGACGCACTTTGAAAACTGAATAA